GTTACATCAACTCCGGCATAGGCATCGGTCCCGCAAGACTCACGGAAGCTACCGTTCGAGAACGTCTTCGAACGATTCACAACCAACCTTGCGTTCTCTAATACGCGGATAGTCTCGTCAAGTTTCTTAGATTTGACGATAATATCATCACCATAGACGAGTATTTCGGAAAGATACCGATGTATCCGCCTATTGGTCGGTGGTAGGCGATCATGCTTAAGATGTGCGACGACGGTCAACGCTAAGAAGACCATCGCTTCACACGGAAAGCATAAAGCCGATCCCATGGACGCAAACTTCTTAAGGGGGATAACAGTCCCCGAAGGAAGGCGCGCTCGCATCGACCTACAATCAAAAACAGCCCGACATAAAATCGGGTTGTCAGAGAGTAGGTCATACACTAACGCAGCGTGCACTCTATCGCTAGCCTCAGAGAGGTCTAGCGTCGAGTACTCCTTTGAAGCCGAAGCTTCAAGGGCCCGAGTCGCATTCACGGTTTGATCCGTGAAGTGCAAAGCCCGACGCAGTACACGATGTCCTTCAAGAAGGCAAACAAGTCTTCCTGAAATCGATTGTTGTGTATACTGCATCGCGATTGGCTCTGCGGCGATAACACGCGGAGTCTTCAACGTCTTCGGCACGAAGACTACCTTTGCGGGTAGTTCCTCATGCTTACTTAGGAACGTAATATGTTCCCAATTTTGTTCTAAATAAGTTCCATAACTAGAGGAACTCATCAGATCAAACGGGAAACTACGATCCAGACGTTTCGGCCAGGTGTAAAGCAGATACTTGGGGTCACCTTTGACCCCTTCTGCCGTTCCACCCCGTCCATGCTTAGGTAGCAGATCCTCGGTTCGAAGCTGATCACTAAGATCACGAAGAACCCCACCATAAAGGGTACGACATACCTTTTTGTAAAGATAGCGGTCTTCCCAACGGCTAGGACGGAACGTGTTAAGATCTTCTTCGCATTGGACGAACTTCTTTTCGGCTTTATGCCGTCGTTCATCTGTGCACTCCATCTTGACTTTAGGGAACATATGACAAAGCTGCCATATGGCCCCGACAGCCTCGGTGGAATGCTGCGAAGACAACACACCATCTGATATATTGAATATGTGGCATAGCAAACCTTGCAAAAATGCAGGGAGAGCTTCTCCGGCCCTTCGCTTGAAGGACCGAATCGGATGCCAAACACCGGCTTCAAGGCTTGCAACAAAATGCTTGCCAAAGTCGGCCAAGGTGATAGTAAGAAAACTGTCACCTTCATGTTCAAACCGGGATCTGACGGTTGTCAGGTCACGGGTATTGGGTGCAATATTAGCGTTAGCGCAGACGTCTGCGTACGCCTTTTCGAATAGGACTGGATCTAGGCTTTTCATCATGCCCCATTGGTATGAGGTTAAGAATCCCAGCGCCTAGTTGTGCGCCAAATCTGGCATAGAGCCAGGTTCGGGCACTGTCTCTGGTATGGCCGTCTAACATCAAGACAATGTTAATTGCCTTGTTCGAAGCAAGACCATATCCAATCTGTAGTCCTTCGATCCCGAGGAGTTCATACATTGCGAACTCTTCGTGACTTATCAAAAACGCCATCACACGACGGAGAAACTCCGAAGTGTAACGAGTGGGGACTTCGATTAGCCCCCACTCCAGCCGAGCCTTTGTATAAGGGCCAGGCATGACGGTTAAGACTCGTTCCCGAGTATCTTATCCTGGATCCCGGACGTCATAAAAGACGTTAACAGGGCAGCAATGAGATACTTCAACTCAGCGTCGGTATAACCTTGGCTGGGTTGCTTTATGGAGACAGTCACGTTAGCCTCAACCCACTCCGGAAGATTGGAGAGGGGATTGGTTGAAAGTTTCCGCTGAACAAGCCTAACAAGGTGAAATTCACCTTTAAGGTTGTTC